GGTGCTTCCGATAAAGGGTTCATTCTCTAACCCCTGCCCTGGCTGCTGCAATCAGTCAGGGTTTTTTTTTACCTCCTATGAGAGATTCATTCATCTTCTACCGCTCATTCCTCAAGAGCATCCAACACCTTGACCCAGTTGAGCAGTTGGAACTATTCCAAGCCATCGTGCAGTACGGGCTTGACCAACACGAACCCGAAATGAGCAGGTATGTTCGGGCCGTGTGGGAATCCATAAAACCGCAACTGGATGCTAATCAGCGGAAATACGAGAACGGTTGCAAGGGCGGGAAACCAAAGGCTAACCAAGACCTAACCACCCCCGAACCACCCCATAACCTAATGAGTAATGATAATGGGAATGATAATGAAAAGGAGAATGATAATGCAAAGGAGGAAGGGGTAATGGCAAAGCCCAAGAGGGATAGCAGTATTTTGTTTGACCAATTTTGGAGCCTCTACCCCCGCAAGACCAGCAAGCAGTCCGCATCCAAAGCCTTCGCCAAGTTGAAGGACGAAGACCAGCAGGCCGCTATCAACAACATCTCCCGCCTCTACGCAGAAACCCCCGTCCAGTTCGTGCCCCATGCGGCGACCTACCTTAACCAAGGCCGATGGGAGGACCAAGTAATCCCAAGGAATGCTACCTTCAACCCACTAAACCAAACCGACGATGAACCCCTACCATCTTACCGCTGAACGACGGCTCTTATCATGCCTTATGGACCAGTTCACCAACCGAGCGGTCCTGCTCCTTCAAATCCCTGAACGCCTATTTACGGGGAACCATGTCCTCGTTTACAGGGCCATTGAATCCCTCCACCGAGCGGAGCGACCCGTTGACCTGGTAGCCGTTCACAAGCACCTCATCGACAACGGTCAAGCCCATGTCATCGCTGAATTTGTGGACATCTTGGACGGCAACACGCTGACCTCCGACTGGAAGGTGTACGCCTCGGACCTCAACGAAGCGTGGAAACAAAGAGAGGAACAAAGGATCATGGACGAGTTGGCCCATGATAGGGATATCCCCAAAGCCTTCGCCCGCTATCAATCCATGCAAGCGATTGAAACCAACGCCACCGAAACGACCGCCCACGAACTGGCCAAGACCTACCTCATGAATATGAACGAGGTAAGGGAAGGCAGGCGCAAGGATTCTATCTTTCCGACCTACATCAGCCCGATGGACCGAATGATGACGGGATTTAAACCCACCGAGTTTATCCTGTTGGGCGGACGGCCCGCAATGGGCAAAACCCTCTTGGCCCTGCAAATAGCGATGAATCAAGCCATGGCCGATATCCCCGTGGTGTTCTTTACGCTTGAAATGTCAGCGGAGCAACTGACCCAGCGTATGCTTTCCAACCTCGCCACCATGGATGGGGCGCACTTCCTCAACCCGACCGAGCGAATCAGTACGCAGGACTTTATGGACTTGGGCCAAAAAGCGGACCTCCTAAAGTCCAAACCGCTCTACATCGTGGACCTGCACCAAGCCAACCTGGACCGCATTGAGGGCGAAATCGCTAAACTGAAAACCAAGTACGGAATTTGCGGGTTTTACTTGGATTACCTGCAACTGGTAGAACCGACCAAGATTGACAAGGCCAAGCCTAAAATTGAGCAGATGACCAACATATCCAAGACCCTTAAAGCCATCTGCAAACGGCAGAAGGTGTTCGGGGTCGTGGTGTCGTCCCTATCCCGTGCAACCGAGGGAAGGAGCGACCATCGGCCCATCATGTCCGACTTGCGGGAAACGGGGCAGTTGGAGTTTGACGCTGACAAGATTGGCTTTGTGTATCGCCCCTACGAACACGACAGGAATCAGCCAGCGGACTTGATGGAGGTCATCGTCCGCAAGAACCGCAACGGCTCGCTTGGAGTTGCCGAGATTCAATGCCACCTTCCCTACACCAAAGCCAACGAATACCCACCCAATTCGCTATGATGGAAGAATACAACCTCCAAGCCGCCTGCGTCAAGTTGTTCGCTTTAATGCGACCCAACGAGCAGGGCCTGCTATTCTTGAATCTCAACAATCCCCGTTCCCGATCCAATGGTTTCTTCCTAAAGGGTATCGGGCTGACCGCTGGAGTTGCAGACATGACCTACCTATCCCCCAAGGGTGCGGTGTTCCTTGAATTTAAAACGCCCAAGGGCAAGCAGTCCCTCTCCCAAAAGTGGTGGCAGGGGGTCGTTCAAGAAGCGGGGTACAGGTACGAGATAATCCGAAGCGTGGAAGAATTCCAACGGGTGTTGGCTGAATGTGGGTAGGTTGTTTATATCTTTGACCCATGCACCGCTTACTGCTCCTGTTCCTGCTGACCGCCTGCACCAACAACCGCCCCTGGAAGGTGATTGAGGTGCGGCCCAAGGGGGATGCCTGCGAGTATGTGTTGAGCCGAAGCAACGGATTCGGGCCGCAAGTAAAAAACATAACCGCAAAATGCGGGAAATATCAATTATTCCAAACCATAAACCCCTAACCCATGAAACCAACCCCGACCTTTTTGGTAGGTGCTGTTATGCCTTCGTGCTTACGACTTTCGCTAAAAACTAAATGGTTTGAAATGACTAAAGCAGGGACAAAAACAGAAGATTACAGAGAGTTAAGCCCATACTGGTCAAAACGATTTGGAACACCTATTACTTGGGCAATGGAGGCTTATATTCAACCTGATTTTTGCGATACTGATGGAGTTGGATATACCTTAAATCAAACAAATTACAAAGTAAACTTAATGACTTTAGGCTACCCAAAATCAACTGATACAGAGCGTATTTTAAAACTTGAACACAAAGGAATCGAAATAAGAACTGGCAATCCTGAATGGGGGGCTGAACCGAATAAACTATACTTTGTCATTATGCACGGAGTTATTTTAGCATGAGGATAACTCGTTTATTTGTCCAGTTTTCCTTCCCCAACCCCTAACCCATGAAACCAACCCCCACCGATTTCCGCCGCTGGCAAATCCACATCCGCAAGGAGTGCGTGAATTGCTCCCGCCCCGACCGCTCCGAAACCATTAAGGCTTGGTCCGTGAACTGGACCCTGCTCGGAAGAATCCTTCAAGCCAAAAACGCATGAGCATGCCCTGGATACGCCCCCAAGACAAAATGCCCAAAGATGGCGAACCCGTGCTGATTACTGACAACGAAGGATATCAAGTCGTCGCTTGGTGGAGACCAACGCATAATATGTGGTACTCCGAGAATCATTCTTGGTTCACCCGTGAAGTCAACTATTGGATGCCTATTCCCGAAATCGTTTAACCCATGACCCCAAAAGAAAAAGCAAACGATTTAATACATAAATTTTTTTCAAACGCATTACCAGATGCAGTAGAATGTGATTTGAATGTTGGTAAGCGATGTGCTTTGATTGCAGTTGAAGAAATTTTAACACGAATGATTGGAAGTCGTGCATATAGTTTTAATGAAAAACTTTTTTGGAGTGAGGTCAAATCCGAATTGCAGTCTTTGTAAAATCCCCCACCCATGACCCCAGCACTCATCCATCATCTCGTTGACACCACCGCAGCCATCTTCGGCATAACCCCCGACCAGGTGCGGTCCCCGTCACGGGAACGGCCCTGCGTAATCGCTCGGAACATCGTGGCCGACATCGCCTACAACGAGTACCTATTCACCTTCATGGCTATTGGGAAGGAACTGAACCGCCACTACTCCACGATAATCATCAACTTGGAATCCTTCCACAACGACTGCAAGGCCAAGCCTCAACTGCGATACCTACGGAGGCAAGTTTTCAACAACGCACAAGACTACTTGCAGACCGCTGAGGGGGCTTATATCACTGACAATCTGCAACTTCCGTCCACCGAATAGCCCGAAACCACGCACATCCCCAAGGGGTCGGCCTAACCGCTGACCCTTTTTTTTTGCAATCTTTGTGCATGCAGTCAGCCGACCAAGTTATCCTCGACCTTTACCGCACGGGCGAAATCCGCAAAGCCTGCCTCACCATCACGGGGGGCGACCCGCTTTGGCGAGATTTGGAACAGGAGTGCGTGCTGATTCTACTGGAGAAAGACCCCGCCAAGATTCTGCAAATCCAAGGGCAGGGGTATTTCAAGTTCTATGTGGTCCGCCTGCTGCTGAACCTTTACCGAGGCAAGAACAACCAATTCGCCCAAAAGTACCGCCACCACGATTTGCTGGAGGAACTGGACCCCGATTCGCCTATCCCCCAATCCGAGTACGATTCCCTCATGGACGACCTGTGGGCCATTGCCGAAGCCGAGATGGACACTTGGGCCAAGGATGGGGCGTTCCCGTATGACAAGGAACTGCTGCGCCTCCATCTGCGAACAGGGAACA